GGTAATCCTAATTTAAAAAAAGCAAATACACAAATTCAATTTTCTGCAAAGCAAATTGAAGAATTTTTAAAGTGTAAAAATGATCCTGTGTACTTTGCACAGAAGTATGTAAAGATTGTTTCTCTTGATGAGGGTCTCGTACCATTTAAACCATATAAGTTTCAAGAAAAATTAATTAAAAGATTTCATAAGAATCGTTTTAATATTTGTAAGATGCCTCGTCAGACTGGTAAGTCAACAACTGTGGTTTCTTATTTGCTTCATTATGCTGTGTTTAACGATAGTGTAAATATTGGTATACTAGCAAATAAAGCTGCAACTGCAAGAGAATTATTAGGAAGATTACAGACTGCATATGAAAATCTTCCAAAGTGGATGCAACAAGGTGTGTTAGTATGGAACCGTGGATCACTGGAGTTAGAAAATGGATCAAAAATACTGGCAGCATCTACCTCTGCATCTGCAGTTAGAGGTATGTCTTTCAACATTCTTTTTCTGGATGAATTTGCCTTTGTTCCTAATCATATTGCTGACTCGTTCTTTGCCTCTGTATATCCTACTATCACTTCTGGTAAGTCCACGAAAGTCATCATAGTTTCTACTCCACACGGTATGAATCATTTCTACCGATTGTGGCACGATGCAGAAAGAGGAAAGAATGAATATACACCCACTGATGTTCACTGGTCTGAAGTACCAGGTAGAAATGCCAAGTGGAAGAAACAAACGATATCAAATACATCAGAACAACAATTTAAAATTGAGTTTGAATGTGAGTTTTTAGGATCTATTGATACATTGATTGCACCAAGTAAACTTAAATCTCTGGTGTATGATAATCCAATACAACAAAATGCAGGTCTCGATGTTTACTTCCCACCAGAAAGAAATCACGATTATTTGATGACAGTTGACGTTGCACGAGGAGTTGGTGAAGATTACTCTGCATTTGTTTTAACTGATATTACTGAGTTTCCTCATAAAGTAGTAGCAAAATACCGAAACAACGAAATTAAACCAATGTTGTTTCCAAATATCATATATGAAGTAGCAATGAATTACAATAAGTCATTTATACTTTGTGAAGTAAATGATATTGGAGATCAAATTGCTGCGATACTAAACTTTGATATGGAATATGAGAATCTTTTGATGTGTTCAATGAGAGGTCGTGCTGGCCAAATAGTAGGACAAGGATTTAGTGGTAAAAAAACTCAACTCGGAGTTAAGATGTCAAAGACAGTGAAAAAGGTTGGTGCATTAAATCTTAAGACTATGATTGAAGAAGACAAGTTAATATTCAAAGACTATAACATAATATCTGAACTAACTACATTCATATCAAAAAGTAATTCATTTGAGGCAGAAGAAGGGTGTAATGATGACTTAGCAATGTGTCTTGTAATTTATGCGTGGTTAGTTGCACAGGATTATTTTAAAGAACTTACCGATCAGGATGTAAGAAAGAGATTATATGAAGAGCAGAAGAATCAAATCGAACAAGACATGGCACCATTTGGTTTTATATCTGATGGATTAGATGATACATCATTTGTTGACAGTGAAGGAGATTTGTGGCATACTGATGAGTATGGGGATCGTTCATATATGTGGGAGTATCGGTGATGAAGAATCCATTTAAGTATGTTAAATTGAAAAGATTATTATCAAAATCATTTCCAAATAAAAAAATAACAATTAAAGACAACAAAGACGGATCACAAACAATCTTTATACTCTAATGGAAAAAGATGAAGAGTTTGGTTTTAGTTTAGAACATTTACTCTTTCAGGAAAGGAAGTGTAGAGTTTGTGGAGAAACAAAAGATTTAATAAATGAATTTTATTTAATTCGTAAAAATAAAAGAAATTTTCCATCTGGATATTCTTATGAGTGTAAAATATGTACAATCAAGAGAATAGTAAAAAGTAGAAAGAAAAATAAGGTATCAACTGAATGGATGTATCCAGATTGGTAATGTTCATGCATTGTTTCCCCAATGTAAAAGTAGCAAATAATAAATACTTTTAGTAAAATTGAATCTTTTATAAAGAGGGAAAGACATGTCGCTTAACTTAGTATCTCCTGGAGTCAAGGTAAGAGAAGTTGACTTGACTATCGGTAATATATCTGGAGCACAAGAACAGGTCGGAGCGATTGCTGGCCCATTTGAAAAAGGCCCCATTGATGTACCGTTGTTAATAGAAAATGAGCAAGATCTTATAGCAACTTACGGAAAACCATTAGACACAGACGGACAATTTGAATATTGGATGACTGCATCATCATACCTTTCATATGGTGGTACACTAAGAGTTTTAAGATCCGATAGTTCAAATTTAAATAACGCAAACGCAGGTGTTAGTGCTGAATCAGTAACTACAAAAATTAAATCATATGATGAGTATAATTCAAATACTTATAGCACTTTTTATTATGCAGCAAGAAACCCTGGTACATGGGGTAATGGATTAAAGGTATTCACGATTGACCATTTTGCTGATCAAGTTATTAGTGGAATCAGTACAGGTGATATTTCAGTTGGAATGGGTGTAACCCAATCAATATCTGGAAGAATTCGAGTTTCGGGAGGAGCAACTTCAGCTTATGATTCTACAGAATTTGTAAGAGGTATAATAACTGGAGTCGGAACTGCTTCAGGAATTGGAACTGACGCAATAGCAGTTAAGATAGTTGATAGAGTAACTTCAGCTGGAGTTTTATCTGCAACAACTTATGATGAACTTAAGTTCTTAGGAGCAACAAGTACAACAACTACAACAACCACATCAACTGGAATTGGAACAACAGCTGGTGTAGTTGACACTGCATTTGACGCTTCAATTACTGGTATTCACACTCTTGCCACTGATTCTAATTCAATAAATTCTAACATTGCATTAGGAGATATAGTTACTGTAACTGGAGGAAATTCTACAGTTGCAGCTGGAACAACAGTTGTAGGTCTTGGAGTTAGCACTGTCTTTGTAAGTAGTACAATAACTGGAATATCGACTGCTGGTGACGGTGCAGTATTCACATTTACTCGAACTTCAGCGAGCAGCGAGACAATCAATACAAATCAAACTTATGTAATCAATTCAGATGGGGTTGGTGTTTCAACCTTTACTTCAACAACAGCATCAGATTGGTATAATCAGCAAAAATTAGGATTAACTAAAGGTGCTGATATTTCTTGGAATACAATTGCTGAGAAACCTGGTACTTCTGAATACGCAGAGTCAAGAGATTCTAAGAATGATGAAATGCACATTGTGGTCATAGATGAGGATGGTAGTGCATCAGGAATTCCTGGTAATATTCTTGAAAAGCATTTATATCTTTCAAAAGCAAAAGATGGTAAGAGGCAACCAGCAGAGGAAGTTTACTATAAAAACTATCTCGCAAACAAATCAGAGTTTATTTTCTCAGGTGCTCATGCTGGTGTAACAACTTCTGGACTTACAGCAAAAGCAGGAGATGTTAGTGTTGATGACTTCAACTTAGTCACTGGTGGTTCTTGGGGTCAAAACGCTGCAGGTGTAACATTTAATGTTGAAGGTAACAGATCATATGATCTAAAAGGTGGTAAGAACTACTCTGGTACAGATGGATACAATATTGAAAAAGGAGATGTTATCAACTCATATAACATTCTTAAGAATCCAGCAGAGTATACAATTAACTTTATCCTACAAGGCCCAAGTGGTGGTGCCACTATTTTCGATTCACAAGCAAAAGCATCAGCATTGATTGCAATTGCAGATCTAAGAAAAGATTGTATCGCATGTATATCACCACATCGTGCAGGAGTTGTAAATGTATCTAATTCAGATACGCAAACAGATAACATAGTTGATTACTATGCTGCACTTCAATCATCATCATACGCTGTATTTGACTCAGGTTACAAATACACATTTGATAGATTTAATAATGAGTTCAGATACATCCCATTAAATGGAGATGTTGGAGGATTGATGGCAAGAACATCAATTAATTCATTCTCTTGGTTCTCACCAGCTGGTGCATCTAGAGGAGCAATTAACGGAGCAGTTAAACTTGCATACAACCCATCACAAGCACAAAGAGATATTATCTATCCGAAGAGAATCAATCCAGTGATTGCATCTCCAGGTGCAGGAATCATTCTCTTTGGTGATCGAACTGGACTTGGTGTTGCATCAGCATTTGATCGTATTAATGTTCGTCGTTTATTCCTCACTGTTGAGGGTACAATCGAAAGAGCAGCAAGAGATCAATTGTTTGAATTTAATGATGTAATCACAAGAACAAACTTCTTAAATATAGTTGATCCTTTCCTTCGTGATGTCAAAGCGAAGAGAGGTATCACTGACTTTGTTGTAATTTGTGATGAAACAAATAACACACCAGACGTAATTGATGCAAATCAATTTAGAGCTGATATCTTTATAAAACCCGCAAGGTCGATTAACTTTATCGGACTTACATTTGTTGCGACACGCACAGGAGTAAGTTTTGAAGAAGTAGTTGGAAACGTTTAACTCAATCGAGGAAAAAAATTAAATGGCTAACCTAAACATTCCAAGCACTAGAGATAGAACCCTTGATGCATTCAAGGGTAAGATGGTCGGGGGTGGTGCTCGTCCTAATTTATTTGAATGTGAATTGTTCTTCCCTGATGATGCAATTCCAGTTGACTCATCAAAAGATGAGATCGCAGATAAAAGTAGATTTCTAGTCAAAGCAGCACAATTACCTGCTTCAAATATTGCACCTATTCTTATTCCATTTCGAGGAAGAAATTTAAAAGTTGCAGGAGATCGTACATTCGATCCTTGGACAATCACTATCATTAACGATGTTGATTTTAAAATTAGAACAGCATTTGAAAGATGGATGAACTTGATCAATAAGCATGAAGATAATTCAGGACTTACTGATCCAACAGCATATCAAAAAGATTTATTTGTAAGACAGTTAGGTAGATCTCAAGTAAGTGGGCCCACTCCTCAAAGTGATGCACAACTACCTGTTCTAAAAATGTATAAGTTTCATGGGACTTTCCCAACTAGAATTGATGAAATTCCTTTATCTTATGATAGTTCAGATACTCTTGAAGAGTTTTCTGTAGAATTACAAGTACAGTGGGTTGATGTTCAAGATTCAGAGTCCAGAACACAAATTGGCACAGGAGCATAAATAGTGCTATAATAGTAGCAAAACGTTTATACAATGGCAAAACTTTTTGGATTTAAAATCCCCGATGGAGAGGATAAGCAATCAAAAGGGGTAGTTTCTCCCGTCCCTCCAAGCGATGAAGACAAATCAGACTTTTATGTCTCTAGTGGATTTTATGGCCAATATGTTGACATTGAGGGTGTTTATAAGAGTGAGCAAGATTTAGTTCGTAGATATCGTGAAATGTGCTTACACCCTGAGTGTGATAGTGCAATTGAAGATGTTGTAAATGAAGCAATCGTTTCTGACTTAGATGATTCACCAGTTGAAATTGAATTATCAAATCTAAATGCATCGGATAGATTAAAAGATTCTATTCGAGAAGAATTTAAATATATTAAATCTCTCATGAACTTTGATAAGAAGTGTCATGAGATTTTTCGTACTTGGTATATTGATGGTCGAGTTTTTTATCATAAAGTTATTGATTTAGATAATCCGTCAGAGGGTATTAAAGATATTCGTTATATTGACCCACTTAAAATAAGATTAGTTCGTGAAACAGATAAAACAGGATCAAATAAATTATCACCATTTGATGTTGCAAGAAATGGAAATGATCCAAAAAATTCAGCTGCTCCAAAAATAAATGAATATTATGTTTATAATCCAGATGGTGGTAGAAAGGGAAGTGGAATATACACAACTAAAAATGCTAAAGGTACAGTAAAAATTGCAAAAGATGCAATCACATATTGCACATCAGGTTTAGTAGATCGAAATAAGCAAACAGTATTGTCATACTTACATAAAGCAATCAAAGCACTTAACCAATTAAGAATGGTTGAAGATAGTCTTGTAATTTATAGATTATCTCGTGCTCCAGAAAGAAGAATATTTTATATTGATGTTGGTAATCTTCCAAAAAT